TTTTCCAATCCATTTTTTAAATGTAGAATAAATATCATCTCTCATTAAATCCATAGATTCTATTATGATAATATCTTTCATATCCTCAGTTTCATCTTGTGTGATTTCTTGTAGAGATGTACATGCTCTAGCTACTCTTATATCTCCTTCATCTTTGTATAAGCAAAACCCACCTTTGTCGATAGTATCATCAATATCGTTGAATATTGATACATCTTTTAAGTTTCCACACAAGAAAGATGTAGCACTTCTTGTCATCGGCAATCCAGTTAACATTCCAAGCACAGTTGGAACATATTGCCACCCATCAACTTCGCCTCTATTATCTACAAATGTAACTTTGCTATTCATAAGATTTACAATTCCTTTGTTGTCAGGCTTTGTAGCATTAAATACTACTGCTTTATAAGTTTTCCCAGCTTTTCTTACAGATTTAATCCAAGACACTAGAGTTGAAGTATCTCCATCTTTTCCATCATATCCCAATCCTAGCCAATTTACTCTCTCTTGAGCAACTTTTTTTAATGTATCTGTAAGTGTTCCACTTCCAACATTGAACACAAACACCTTATTTGGTGTGTATTCAAAAGTATCTTTTACTAATGCTACAGTGTTTGCAGTATAGTCTCCATCTTTTATATCTGTTATATCTTTATAGACTTTAACATCCCAGTTTTTGCTAGGCTCTTTAACTATTAACCCAACAATACCAAGTTGACTTCTCTTAACTGCTGTTACTGCTAGCTGTTTAAAAATTATTTCAATTTTTGGTAATCCCATTTTACCCTCCTATTTCCTATCAAATTTATACTCTAGTTCTTCCATCATTTCAGCGTTTATGTCATTTTCTATCTGTTCCATAGTTATGCTATCAAAACTTGCAATAAGTACTCCATCATCAGTTTCTTCAAATTCAATTTCGCTGACTGGGATAGCAAAAGTTTCATTAACCCATAAAGTTCCTAGAAATGCATTTTCTATTTCATCAGAAATTTTTAATCTTTCTAATCTCCCTTGCCCAATTTTTGTGCAAAAAAAGTAAATTCTTATAGTAAAGTTTCTTTCTTTAAAAGTAGTCATAAAAGCACTAGTTTTAAGCCCATCTAACTCTGTACGAAAACTTGGTCTATTAAAAGCTTCGGATAAATCTTTACTGTCTACAGCAATGTTTGGAAAAGTCTCTTTTAATCTAGTGTTTACTGCTTTTAAAAGTTCACTTAATTTAATCATTTAAAACCCTCCATTCTTTATTACAGTATCGATAAAATCATCAGTTGCTTTTATAAACTCTTCTTGAAACTCTTTTTGTGCTTCTTCTAAGATAAACTCACCCTTCTTAAATCCATGCTCTTTACCTGTTCTATCCTTGATAATATGCCCTCTTTCGATTAAATGGGCATGTGGAGCAGAATTATAAACTCTAACTGTATCTTCTTCCGAGTTGTACTTATAAACTTTTCCCCTTTTGAATTTCTTTAGATAGTTTCCAGTTTTAGATTTAATCTTACTTTTAGCCTTTTTCTTAGCCTTTGCTTTTAGCTTATTTCCTTGTTTTTGCAAGAAAGTTTTAACTTCTTTGGGATACTTCTTAGCAAGTCTTAACACTTCATTTTCTAAAGCTTCTAGGTCTTTTGTACTAAAACCATTCATAGTTATTCCTCAATTCTGTTACAAAAAACTTCTATAAATTGATTATCTTTAAAATCTCTGTTATAGTAGATAATTTCGTACTTTGAGCCTTCAAATAAAAAAAAACAATCTTTGTTCAATCCATTTAAAGATTTAACTCTAAATGTAAACTTAAATTGGTGCTGATTTGCTTCTGTATTAGCTTCTCCATTCTTAACTGTAGAATTTAAAGGGATTATCTCACAGTAAGCTTTTTTTAATAGTTCAGCTATTTTTTCATTTTCTCCTAACTCATTTACAGTTTCAACTGTATGATACACTTCTACAAAGTGCCTTAATCTCTTAGTTATATCAATCATAGTTGCCTCCGTTTTGTAACTGTAGCATTAAACTACGACTTGTATAACTTAGATCCTTAGACTCTCTCTGCTCTCTATTGTCATACCATTCTTGCAATAAGACACAAGCAAGGATTTTAGCCCTTTTAACAAATTTTTCTTTTGTTGCTTTTATATCGAAATCATCTATAGCATCTCTTAAGTAATCCACTGTCGCAGTCACTAACGACTGCAACAATGAATCATCTTCATCATAATCAATTCTTAGATACTTTTTGGCTTCTTTTAAAGTTAATATACTATCCATTTTTACCTACTTTCATTATTTTGTTGCAAGTTCTAAGTACACCATAGCTTTTTCATCAACTTTTTTAACATCGAATCTTTCTATTGCTCTAATGTAAGTTGCATTTTTAGTAAATCCAGCTTCTTTAGATATTGCTAATTCAAGTCCTTCTCTGTCGAAGAAAGTTGCGAATTCTGTTAAGTCTCCAACGAAAACTGGAGCTTTTGTAGTATTCATTGGCAATAAAGCATCAGGCAATACTACTATTTTTCTACCTTTAAAGATTTTTTGAGTTGTATTTTGTAGATTTAATTCTAAAAGTGGTCTATTTTGTTTGTCTACTAAATTGTCTAAGAAATTAAATCCAGTTTGGTTTGTAATTACTATTGCATTTGCAGAAACTGCTGGATCTAAATCTACATTTAATGCAGTATTTATAACTGTATAATCAGCTGCTGGTTTTGGAGTTAATGTTTTCAATAAGTCTACAATCTTTTTGTTTTCTGTATTTGTAGCCTTTTTAGTAAATCTTTTCCCAATATAAGCAGTTAAATTAGCAGTTTCATCTGCAAGTAAAGTATTTGAAACAGGTATAATATCTCCGTAATCTGCAACATTATAAGTAACTTGAGAAAAATCTATATCAGATTTTCCTATTTCATTAAGTTCTTCAAATGCGATTAATTCACCTGTTCCATCTTTTTCGATAGGCATTGTACCTTTGAAAGAATGAACTGGCAATACATTACAATATTCTTTTAAAACAACTAAATTTCTTCTTAACTCCTTAATTGTTTCAAATTGTTCTAAAGGCACTAAATAACCACCTTTTCCGTCAGTTGCTTCTACTTGTCCTGGTGTACCAGCTGCATTTAAAAATGCTCTTTCTTCTTCAGTTACAGATTTTCCAGTTAAAACTCTATTGAATATTTTGTTTACATTCATTTTATTCTTTACTTCTAATTCTTTTTTATCTGTAGTAGTCATAGTTTCTAATGTTTCCTCCATTTCTATTTCTTTAATTTTATTTTCTAATTCTTTAAATGCAGTCAATTTTGCGTGAGCGTCTTCGATTTTACCCTCATCTTTAAGTGTTTTTATTTCATTTCTCATTGTTTCTAATTCTTTTTTCATTTCTACCGATTTTTTCATAGTTTTAGCCTCCAATCATCATTTCAATTTCAATTTCTTTCTTCATATTTTCAAGTCTTTCAACTTCTTTTTGCTTGTTTAAAGCTTCAATTTCTCTAATGTTATTTAAAATTTCATTAGGAATTTTATTGAATTTTTGTTTTGTATTTGCGAAATTTAGATACTTTGCACTCTTATCTACTGTTACATTAAAATATTTAGCTGTATCTTCTCCAGTAAACCAAGTTTCAGTCATCATAAAATCCTTTATTTGCTCTCTAGTAACACCATCAACAGCTTTTTCTAAATAAGAATTTATGATACCTTCTTCAATTTTTTCCAGTACTTCAATTTGTTTAAGAAAATCATCAGCATTCCCAAACATTCCACAGCTTACTCTATGTATCATTAAATAAGCGTTAGAAGGTATCACTATTTCGTTACATCCGAAAGCAATTATTGATGCAGCACTTGCTGCTAATCCGTCAATATATGCAATAGTTTTTCCTTTATGATTTTTTAATATATTTGCTATAGCAACTCCAGCGAATACATCACCTCCATAGCTATTTATATGTACATGTACCTCTTCTGCTCCTTTTAAAGCTTCTGCAATGTTTTTGGGATATATATTAGTATCTTTCAATCCAAATAATTCTAAAAAACCATCGTTTTCTGTGTCACTCTCTATATCACCATTGATATAAATTTCAGTGATGTTTGCATTGTTTTTTATTTTTAACCATTCTTTATTCATTATTTTCACCTCCTTTATCATAGGCAACACCTAGTTTTTCTAATGGTACATAGCTTCCATTCATAACAATTACATCTCCACCATCTATAGCAGTCAATCCAGCAAGTTTTCTAGCTTCATTGATAGTGTAAATGCCAGACTGAACGTACTTTGTAAGACATTCTGCTTGTGTTTTTAAATCGCCTTTGAGTATTGTTGCTACATTAAATTCAAAGTGTAGCCCTTTCATTCTTTCAGCTTCTGTTAAAAGTTTTAAGTTAAATTCTTCCTCATATAGCGATAAAATGTACAGTAGAGTGTCAATATAAAAAGTCAAGTTCTGCATTTCTGAATTTGCATAACTTGACTTCTCGTAATCGTTTAGATGGTTTGGCTTAACTCCGTAAGCACCAGCAATCTGTAGTGCTGTATATTTTTTTAATTCAAAGAATTGACTATCTGTTAATTTTAAATCTAAAGGGACTATCTCCATGCCCGGTGGTAGTGGTAAAATGCCACTTGGATTATTATCATTAGATATAAACTCCTCTATTCTCTCTAGCATTTTCTTTTGTAATTCCTTACTTAAATCCCCAGTGTACTTTAAGATAGCCTTAGCTGTAAGTCCTCTATCATATAAGTTGTTCAAATATTTTTGACTCGATTTTACACCATTTAAAGTCGTTGCTAGAGTCTCTCTTACTGACATTCCAACTATTCCATCTTTACTTAATCCACCCTTTAAATGCAAGATTTCTTCTTTTTTGAATAGATAGATTTTTCCATCTTTATTGTATTCATAGTACAGATCCTCTTTTCCACTAAAAATCTTTGCATTGTCTATCCATATCTTCACTTGTTGCGGTTGAAGTGGATAAATACCTATCAAATGCCCTCTATTGTCATAACTTAGATAAGCATAAGCATTTCCGTAATGATTTCTCCACATTTCTAGCAATGTTAGAAAAGATGTCGAAGTCATAAAAGGATTTGGTGCAAATTTTAGCTTCTTAAGTGCTTCATGCTCCAAAATTCTGTTGTTTTCATTGTCTTTTAAGTGTACAGAAAGCTTCCCAACACTTTCGGATAGCACCTTTAAACAAGTAAAGTAAGTTACTTCAGATAAATCGTTGCTAACATTTACCCCAAAAAACTCCCCAAAACTCATAGAATTCAGCATCGTTTTTTGTGGTTTTTCTGTAGTTTTATTAAAAAATCTTTTGAATATATTCACTTTCTCACCTCCTTTTATCCATAAGTTCCAACCATTCCCCAACAGCTTCATCATTATTAATTGCTTCTTTTTTGTTAAGTAGCATAATCTTCCAAGCATCTAAGATAGCATCCACTGGATCTATCCTGTTCTTCTGTGCTTGTTTATCTATTTTAATTTCTCCGAAACTGTTAGAAATAGTTGTCGCATTTGCTATACTCCATTTGAGTAGACTATTTTTTCTATCATATAAAACTTGTGTAGCTTTTACAGATAAAGCAAAGTCTACTGTTGCATCATTTAAACTCTTAGCTGACTGTTTAACTTCTGTTAAATCACACTCTAAAAATTCTAAGTCACTCAAGAAACTTCCAGCATTGTGTGCATCATATCCACACTCTAAAATCTTAATATTGTATCTATCGATAACCTCTTTTAAGTGCGATATTATGTACTTATAATCTGTTTTTATTCCAAAAGCCCAGCTTGTAAGTGTTAGCAAACCCTCTCTTACCCATATCCGATAAGGTACATCATCGGTTTTTTCATGCTCTAATAACCTAAGTTCGGGCATGAAAGAGTGGCTATATATGTATATTTGGTTATTTTCTAAAGGAAAAACTAATGCAATACTTGTTAAATCGCCACCTTTTGAAAGGTCAAACCCTAAATAAGCACTTTTCCCTTTCATATCTTCAAGTGTCAAATCACTTTCACATTCTTTAAACTTAGATAAATCTATATATTGTCCGTCTTTGGCTGTAACCCACATATTTAGCTGTTTTGTTAAAAAGTTAGTTAATTCTTCTCCACCCTTCTCCTTAGCATCAATAGCTTTTTGTGAGTAAAGTTCGATTTTCTTTGTATTTGGAGTAATTCCATCAGCTTCAAATAAAAAATAAGGATTAGATTTTAGCCAGTTCTTCCAATCCCATATATCATCGCCTTTATCCATTTCGCAGATAAAAATAAAAAGAGTATCCTTTTCGATTACTCCCTCTAAGATCTTTTCACAAAATTTATAATGCTCGTAACAGAAACCATTTAGATTAAATCCAGCTGTTGTTATAGCTAATGTAAGTGCATTTTCCACGTCTGCTTGTCCATCTAGTAGTAATTTATACATCTGATTGTTTGGATGGGCATGTAGCTCATCACAGATCGCTAGAATGTTTCCAAATCCATCCATGGATTTAGTATCTCTACCCAAGCTTTTTATAACTGTTCCAGTCGCAAGGCTCTTTATAGTCCTATCATGTTCTTTTATTTTATAAAGTTCACTTAGATCACTATCAGACTCTATAAAGTTTCTTATTTCATCCCAAACGATATTAGCTTGGTCTTGCTTTGTTGCAGCACAGAATATCCTATCTTTATTTCCTAACAATGTACTAAACATTGTGGATTCTGCTCCTGATAGAAAACTTTTCCCATTTCTTCTGCCCACTTGCAAATAAGCCTCTCTAAATCTTCTTTCTTTTGTTCTCTTTTTCTTCCATCCATGTAATGAACCTATTATAAACTCTTG